AGTGCAACGGAATTTTTTACTTCCAAGTTGCTTAACAATCCAGCCGTTTACTGATCCAGTTCCATTATGAAACTGTACTTTAATTTCGTTGCCGCCTGCTGTAGGTGGGCCAAAATATCTTTTATTAAGTGGTCTTCCCATTTGTTTTCTCCTTTAAAACGTTCTAGGTTTACGCAGTGGGTCAGCTCTGCATAAGTCCGTGTTACACGGCACGATTATTGACACAAGTATTTATCATTTAATTTGAGTAGCGTCTAATACCAAGTGCTTTATTAGGTGAAAAGAAATCATATCTTACTTCGTTACTTTGATTGCCGCCGAGTACGATCCAAATTTCTTTACCATTGACAACTTGTGTATCTACATAGAATCCAACATGCCCTTGCCAGCCCTGTGTGCCTCTTGGAAATACAACAACATCGCCACGTTGTATGTCTGCAGGTTCTACACGTTCACCCCAAAACAAAAAGCTTCTTGCCATAAGCGGAGGGTATTTGGTTTGATTGTTTAAGTTTGGTATGCTGTCTAATTCTAGCACAGCATTAACAAACGCCGCGCACCATTCTGTACGCATAGGATCTACTTCTAGTAGTTCTTTAAGTTCGTCTCTGTGTACACGTTCTTGTAATCCAATATAAGGCTGTGCTGTTATTACACTATTATTTTCTATATTATTTTTTATTTCACTACAAGAAGGTAAAAATAATAATGCAAGAAGTAAGTACTTTTTCATAAATTGTGTCCTCAGGATATTTAGTCATAAAAATAGGCCCCGTAGGGCCTATTCTTAGTTTACTATAAGTAAAACTTAGCTGAAGCTTACATTGCCATTAGTAATAGCAACATTACCTAAGTAATCAGCTGCGTTACCAAGTGACGATGCAGTGTTGTTTAGCTCAACATATCCGTAACGTGTCATGAACGACACAGTTGGTTCGAATGATGTTGGGTCAAGTACAACGCCTGAGCTCATTAGTGGGATGTATGGGCAGTAGAATGCCGCTGCATCTGATTCACTTGAACCTTTGTAGCCGATTAGTACTGGTGCACTATCAGCAGCATATGTGTTTACATATACTTTCATTGCGTTGTTCAATGTACCAACCATTTTAGTGTTAGTTGGTGCTTCGAATGTACCTTCTGTTGTACGAGCGAACGCTGAAGTAGTTGCAGACTGTAGGATTGTAAGCGCGAATGGCGATACAACTGCCCAGTTACCTGCGCCACGACGTGTGCGCTGTGCGATCAAGTTACTTACGCGGTTGATTTGAACTGCAAGTGCTGCATGCTCGTCACCAACGAAAGTAGCTGTACCTGATACTGCTGCTTGGTCATAAGTTTGTGCTGCTGCACCACTTAGTGTTACAAGCGATCCGATAACTTCTTGGTCAATCTCAGCAGTAATCTCTTGTGCAAGAGCTGCCATGATTTCTGCTTCTACGTCAATACCGTGCATAGACTGTGCGTCTTGTGCAGCTTCAAACGTCCAGCGAGCTGACAATTTACGTGTCTTAGCTTCTACTGTCTGCTTCAAGATTTGAATTGACATTTTACGTCCAGCAGCACCTTCTAGTGCAGCAGTACTTGCAGCTTTAGCAGTCGCTGCATCACCTGAATATGCTTCAGCAATTTTGAATGGGCTTAGAGCTTCTTCGCCTGCTGTAGTATCAGTGTTACCTGCACTTGTGTCATCCATTGTATCTGAATAACGTACACGTAGCGTGTGAATTTGACCAACTGGTCCAGTCATTGGCTGAACGCCGACTAGTTCGTTAGCAATAACAGTTGGCATTACACGTCTGATAACAGGTAGGATAACACGGTTAAGTGTTGCTACGTTACCTGCACTTGTTGCGCCTGCTGTTGCACTCTCTGACAAATACTTGCGAGTGTTTTCTAGTGTAGCAGCCATAACAGACTTCTTGTTGCCTTGCAGGCCTTCAAGAAGAGCAGTTTTGGTGTCTACCCAGCGTGATTCTAGTAGTTCTGACATCATTATCTCCTTAATTTAATCCAGCAAGACGGCGAATGTCGAGGACATTGTTATTTGATTCGTCTGCTTTAGTTGTCATTTTTGTTTCTTCTCTATTGCCTGTTACTTCTGTGCCTTCTGTAAGTGTTGCCTTACGCTTTGCTGGAGTGTTGCCGTCGATTACCGATGGTAGGTACTTATCAAAAGACTTTTGAAGTCTATCGGTTTGTACTGATTCCAGTAAGTCTGTCATAATCTCACGCTGTGTTTTGCCTAGTGGCGCTATTAGCGAGTTCATAATCTTTTCTCTACGTGCTGATTCAACTAAACGTGATTTCTCTTTGTTTACTGATTCTGCAAGAGTTTTTGCTTTTGTAGCAAATGCTTTAGCTTCTGCTAGTTGCTTGTCTTTAGCAGCTAGTACGCCCATTAGTTTACTAACTTCTGAATTTTCATTCAAGTGCGAAGTTGTATACTCGTTTGCAAATGCTTCAAATATTTTACGACCAAAGTCGTTTCTACGTGCTGTATCAATATCTTCTTTAAGTGCAGTAATTTCACCTTTAAGTGATTTACCGACCATTTCAGATACTGCTGTAGCACTTCTTTCGATAAAGTTAGCTTTAACCTTAGCGAAGTGTGTTTTAGCTTCACGAACTAATTTTACTTTAGTTTCTGCTAAATCTTTTTTGTCTTCATTGAATTCTGCAATTTCACCTGCTAGAGATTCTACAACAAACTCTTCTAGCTTGGCATATGATTCAGCCATTGCTTTCTTGTCTGCTCTTAATTCTTTAATTTCAGCTGCTAAGTTTTCAGCAACGAAACCCTTTAGTAGATCTGCATTTTCACGCATTGCAATAGCATATTTTGCTTTTGCTTCTGCTAGTTGCTTGCGGTCTTCTGCAAACTCTGCGATCTCTTCAGCAAGACGCTCAGATAGTAGTGAGTCAATAGCTTCAACCATAGTTGACTTATCGTGCTCATACTTTTGTGCAAACTCTTCACGTAACTCAGCAGTTGCCTGCATCTTGTTTTCTTGAACTTTTGCATCCCAAGCTTCTTCAATTTGTTCTCTAATCTCAGATGAAACAACATCGTTTTCAAATAGAGTTTTTAGTGCATCTATCATTACATTCTCCTGTTTCATTGGAGTTTACTAATCATGTTGATTAGTGATTCCTTAAGATACTTTTGTGCCTTAGTGTCGTGTTTTGTTGCCTGTGCTAATTCGTATGCCTTCATTCCCCCACGTGCATTCATTAAATGTTCATAAATTGGTGTAGGATATGCACCAGGGGCGCTAGGCTGAGCCACAACGTCCACAGTGATTATTTCAAAGTCAGAGACGGTATTGCTACCGTCATCTGCTACATTACCACTACCACGTGACGAGACACCTAGTTTAACGCCTGCTTCAAGCATCGTTTTAACTAGGTTCCCCATCGGTGTTGGTAAAATTTTCAACTTTCCGTAACCGTTGTCACCATCCATCCAACATTCAGTTATCATATGGCTTACACGGTCAATATTAATATTAAGTCCTTCTGGATGATCAACTTCGCCGAGAACACTAAACCCGTTCGTAATCTGATCATTGAGAGTTTTGACAGCCCTGCCTATTTCATTTACAGGATACACTCGCTGATTAGCATTGCGAACACCGCCTTGGATCATAATACCTTTTAGATAAAGGTCTTTTCCTTCGTTGGCATTCTCAAGCACTATATTAGCTTGGTCAAATGTCAAATGCTCTTGTAAGTTTCTCATCTAGATTTCCTTACTACTTATTGGCCAATAATACTTTTTGTACCATTTGTGCCAGTTTCGCCGCCGCTCTGTTTTTTCTCAGCGCCGTGGCCTTTAGCATTTGGTTTTATTGACTTAGAAGCCTTACCGCCTGGTACGTTTACGTTACCTGCATTGTCTTCTTTAGCTGAATCTGCTGATCCACCTTTTTCGTCTGCACCTTGTGCTAAGTTTGCAGCCGTTCCGCCCATATCGTTTGGACCTGCTACTGCACTTTTAGTATTAGCGCCATTGTCACCCATTGTTGCTGATACTTTTTCTACATACTCACGCATTGTTTCGCCTGCGCTTTTTTCAGCTTCATACATGTCGTCAGCCATTTCTTTGCCATGCTTTTTAGCAAATTCTGCTTTTGACATTTTTTCCATGTCAGCTGTTACTTCTCTTTTATGTGCGCCTTCTTCAACTTCTTCGTCAGCTGCTTCTTCAACTTCTTCGTCTGTTGCTTCAAATGCAAATGCTTCTTCTGGCTCTTCTTC